TAAGTATTCTGTGTAACAGCCATTGTACTACCTGTACATTTGAGTTGTTAGAACTTCAATCTGTTGCTTACGGCGATCAGCAGCCCTAGCAGCGTCATCAACCCGACCTTGCTTCATATAGTTCTTGGTACGAATGGCCTCTTGAATTCCATTCCAGATAGCAGGGTTGTCGGTTTGAAGACGTTGCTCAGCAATCTTTTGTGCGTCAGTTAGGATCTGATTCAGAACGGTATAGGCTTCAAGTTGAGCAACCTCAATCTCTTCAGAACTACGACCTTGAACCCGCATCGCACGGACACGATCTAGCTGATCATTGTATTTTTTGTTCTGACTTAGCTTCTCATACTGCTTCCAGATCTGCTGCTCACCAATGTATCGGTAGAGCACTTCTCGTTCGGCAGGGGTGTACTCATGGTTGCCAGTAGAATCCATGCGAATCATTTGCATACCATCCCAGCCAGTATTGATGAGCCACTGACGCCAAGGTTCAGTGCCCTCGCCAACCTTGACAGGATTCACCGCATTAACGATACGCAGGAATGGATTTTCGATATCATTCAGTGGTTGTCCAGTGAAAATATCAATACGCTCGGGGAGTGAACTAGAAAGACCAGGAAGGCGATTCTTCACATAGCCGATCATGTCATTGTAGATATCCTTTTGAGAGCTAGTGATAGCATTAGAAGCCACACCAAGAGCTCCAGACCATGGAATATACGAACGGACTTCATTAGCTAAAAGACGCTGAATAGCAGTCTCATCCTGATTAAGGATCGCAACAAGTGGCTCAAGTCCGGCCATAAAAGTCTTATTAACAAACGTAGCCGCAAACGTCCAACCAAGCTTAGTGGTGTAGTCCTCCATCATTGGAGAGCCGATATCTGTAGCGTAGTAGGCCAGATCGCCAATAAGAGTGAGAACTGTATCGAGAGGCTCAAGGCCTGCATAGCTTACCCACTTGCCACCAATGTTAATTGTCTTCTGCTCCCAACCAAAGTTATCACGGAGCTTCTTGCGCTCACTGGGGTTGACAGGACCATTACCCCGAATGTTACCACCAATAGCATAGTTAAATAGGCCACCAGCAAGTAGTGAACCAAAGGCAACACGACCACGGTATTCAGCTTCGAGACCCTTGAAGACTGCCATCGCATTAGGAGTGGCATCATAAATAATACCGTGCTCCTCCAATGCCTCCTTAATCAGATCAAGGTCATTACCTGCCCACAGAACTTTAGAGTAGCGACTAGAGCCAGGTAGCATGGCAAGAGGCGTATAGGAAGCAGCAAGTTTTGCGGCATTAACGCCTGTCTTGGGAAACATGAACAAGGTCTTTAGCGGTGGGATCTGGCTAGTGATCATGCTGAGCTTACTAGCCATCTCGTCATCAAGATTCAGTGCAATCTCACCTGATGCGTATTTAACAAAGGAATCTTTGACATTACCAGCACTGTCAAACATCTCACCATAAGCAAGTTTTTCTGCCTTGGCAAGTTGTTCTTGAAGTTGCTCACCCTTATAACCCATACCAATGACTTCTTCATAGGCCTGGAAGCGAGCGTGTTGGATAGCGATAGTGGTCTGGGCATAAGCATCATTACCAATCATCATGTTGGTACCGTACTTAAGCCACCGCCAGTTACCCAAGTCGTACATGAAACGGGCAGCACGGTATTGCATTAACTTGCCCCAATCACCATTCTTCTCCCAGACCTTCTCCATACCTTCTAGGGTATCCCAGATAGTAGGGTTGTAATCGAGTACCAAGTCTTCACGAGCAAGGTCCTTGAAATCCATAACAGCATCATCTCCCCACTTGCCGTTATTCCACAAGCCCTTGTAAGACTGCCAGGCATCAGCTAATGCACGCTGATTGGTACCATTCATTGCAGACCATACGTGGATAGACCTCCGGAAGTCTTGAGGTGTATTCTTGCCCATCAACATGCCAAGGCCAGTACCTAAGGCAGTATTAATGCCACGCAGGTTCAGCAGTAGTTGAGAACCAGTGATTGCTTTCAATGCAGAAAGACCAGAAAGCATATTGCCGTAACGGATAGCAAATGCTCCTTGAGCAAAAGCATTAAGTCCACCATCAACACCCTTAAGAAGACCCACAGGACTGACCTGTTGAGCGGTCCACTTAAGTAGCTTGTCGTAGGTATCTACATCTCCACCGCTAGCAGCAAAGGCATCAATCAAAACCTGTGCAGCATCAGGACGCTCTTTGGCAATAGTGGAAATCATGTTGCGGTAGTTTTGGGCCTGAGCGTGCTTTTCCTGCACCTTTACATCGAACTGGCGTGTAATCTCTTCAATGGCCACCTGCTTGTCTGGGGCTGACTTAAGAAGTTTCTGCCAACGATCTTGGTTCTTAAGTGCCCAACCAGCAATGTACTTGTTGAGACCGTACTCTTCCATAAGGAAGGCAAGACGGTCACCCATCATCTCAGTGATACGATCATAGTCTGCTGTTTCCGGCATTGCCTTGTAGGCAGCAGCAATGTCGGTAACCTCACGAGCAGTGGTATCCATAGCCCGTGCTGAAGTTTCGTTAACAACACGACCGAGATACTTGTCTGTCAGATCACGCATTGCAAAGGCAATAGCCTCAGCCTGAACATCATTGACATACTTGATAGCACGACCGTCTAAAAGGTGCTTAACGTCACGAGCATCTAGGAAAAGCTTCTTCGTGTCATCAACAGTACGTGCAAGGACAACATCGTTGTAGATTTTCCAAGCAGCATCGCTCATCTGAGCTTTGGTATACCTAAACCCGTCCACGACTGCATCGAAGTTACCAGCAGAGCGTGTCGCCTCGGCAAGATCAACAATGTGATTACGGGAGACAGTATTACCTTTAGACAGGTCGTAGTAAGCACGTTCAGACAGAAGCGGAGCAGGAGTACCTTTAGACGTTCCGTACTTAATAGCAGCTACGTCAGCAGCGTTCCTAGCAACGTGCCCTGGGGGGATGCTGAGAGCCGCTGTAGAGCCTTCCGGGAAGAGGTGAGGGGTGATGGCGGGGTCAACACCTGAGGCACCTCCTGGGTCATCCAGGAGGCGACCCTTGCCAACTTCATCAATCTGTAGATCACGACTGGTCTGCTGACGTGTGACATAGGAATCAAGAGGATCTTCTGTTAGACGCGATGCACCAGTGGATAGGTATTCAGCAGTAAGCTCATCAGCTTGCTTAGAGAGCTCCTTACTGGCTCTGGTTTGCTCAAGCAAGCCGTTGACCATCTGATCCACTTCTACTGGATCAACACCTTGCCTCTGAGCAATCTCGATAAGTGCAGCCGTTTCTTGTGCCGCTGTATCAGCCTCATCCACACGTGTGGAAATTTCAGACAATGCTGTGGCAGTAGCAGGATCCGCATTGACCATCGCCTCAGAAGCCTTATACGCCTTAGCGGTGTCATCCTTAGGTTCAAACCAACCCATGACAGCCTTACGAGCACCAAAAGCAAATCCAAGAAGGTCAGCAACAATGCTTGTTCCTGCTGCTTCATACTGGTTCTTCTGACGACGAACTTCTGGGGAATCATCGTCTTGGATAACAAGCTGCTCAGGGACAGGGATCCATGGTGCAGCCTTAGATACAATTGTGGATAGGTTGTCGTCAGTGCCTTGATCGCTAACACTGATAATCGCGGCTTCACCAGCAGCGTTGATACCAAGAGCGGCTAAACCCTTTTGAATACCACCACCGATCATTCCACCAGTAGCTTTACCTAACATGATGCTAGGAAGGATGGTGGAAGCAGCCTCACGCACCTGTCGAAACACAGGATTCTTGAACTTAGTCTGGGCGTCCCATGTATCATCAATCTGCTCTGCACCTTTGATACGGCCAATAGCATCCATACCAAAGTCAATCAGACCTGCACCAGCAGCACCAAGACCTTCAAATACACGAGTAGCGTAGTCTCCAAGGTCTTCAGCCAGAGTAGCGTTAGCATCACCACTACCGTAAATAAAACCAGATCCACGGTTTGCTGGCTGCTGAGTTGGCGTCTTTGGTTGTGGTTGGCCAAGCCCCATCTGCCCAAGAGCCTGATCCTTAGGGGACTTGACAGGTTGAACATTACCTGCAGCCCTATTCTCTTGAGGAGTGGGCTCCTTGAAAGTGGTAGGAGCAGCAGTCTTAGGATCATACGTAGGACCTAGACCAGCTTCAATAGCAGCATTTTCAGCTTCTAGGCGCTTCAGCTCCTCCTCATCAATATATGGGGTTTGTGTCATACTGATTTACCATGCAAGAAACTAAAACGTCTGCCATCGGGCAGTTGAATGACGACCTTATCGCCGTGTTGTGTAGTGGCCTTTGAGATCACACGTGCTCCATTTTTAACAAATATTTTGGTACCACTGTAAAGTCCGTAGTCGATTCCATGAGAACCACGGGCTACATGCTGTTGGAATGTATTAGTAATAGGAGTCCGGCTAAGGGGAACAGTACCCAACTCCCTATCCTGAACAATCACAAAATCATCAAGAGCATTGACAGGGAATTCACGAGCAAACTCGTTCTTAGGCGTGTTTGGGTTATCCTGCTGCTTAACATCCAAGTGTGCGCCAGTAGACGTAGGACCAATGTTGCCAGAAATATACGCCAGTGTAGGACGCATATTGTTGGTATTACGTGCAGGATTAGGGTTAGCATCAAACGGCTGATCAGGGTTAAACCCGTTATCCCTCATCACTCGAAGAATCTTTCCGGCATAGTCACGCTCTTGACCTGAGTAGGTCATAGCGATACCTTCAATGAACTGGCGTGGTGTCTTAGCAGCCTGTAAAGCAGGTGCATACTTAGGATCAGTCATTAGATACATAAAGTCCTTTGCAGACTCAAGAGGAGATGCATAGTTCTTCCAACCACCAGTCTTACGGTCCTTAATGTTGAAGGTATTGTTCTTGCCGGAATGGTACTTGCCGTATCCAGACTCAAGAGCCCACATAGCTGCCATAGCTCCGGGGAACTTAAAACCTGCAGCGCGACCCAAAGCAATCACATCCTGGAAACCAGAGGGGCCTACTCGTACGGTCGCAGGTGCATTACCGCTACCATTAATTGCAGTATTAAGACGATCCTGAGTCATCGGCTGATCAAGAATCCGACGAAGACGAGGGTCTTGAAGTACGTTATTAAGAGGTTCACGGAAGCCTGCAGGAACTTCAGTCGTATAGCCACCGGCCTTGAGCTGAGCGTTAAGGATCTCAATAGGAGACATATCAGAACCTCTAGCCATGTCTTTATAGAGACCTGGAATAGAGATAGGTTTACCAGCCTTAATGCGATTATTAATATCAGCAAGGACTCCAGGGCTAGTGAGGACTCTCTCGCTTACGACACCAGGATTAGTCCTGAATTCGCGAAGCGTCTTGGAGGTACTAATAATATCAACCTTATTCGGAGCACCAGCGTGGTTACCAGGCGTGAACTGCGCATAGAAGGCGCGTGGACCCTTAGCATCAGCAGAGGAAATGACCTGAAAACCATTACGCTTGGCGTTGATATCATTTAGAACTTCATTCTTAGCCTGCTCAGCAGCCTTAGCTGGTTCCATCGTCTTGGAGTATTGACGGAACTTCTGGTTAAACTGCTTAAGCGCATACTCAGTAGCAAGAGCCGAGCTGCCATGTGGCGTCTTCTGAGTGCTCTCGCCAATTAGGTTGAAGTTGATCTCTTTACTAAAGGCACTCTTCAGTGTTTCCTGAGAGATGCCAGCATCAGCACGAGAACGCTCTTGCTCTAATGCACGGTTACGCCAAGTCTCACGAACAGTAACAGGGACGCCAGCGGCATCTACATCTTCAGTAAACAGCGTGCCAGCATTATAAGAACGTTCAAACTCCTTGTTCCAGAAGTCCTCATTCTGTGCTTCATTACTCTTAGCTAGATAAGCCTGGAGGCGATCAGTAGGAATGCCTTGCGTCTTGGCTTCATCAATAATAGACTTCAGCTCGTCACGGCTACCAGACCAGTTCTCCTGTACAAACTTAAGTAGTTCCTTCTCCTGTGCAGATTGCTGACGACGCTCTTCAGCTTGATCAAGGTTAAACTCAGCCTGACTATCCTGACGACGCTTTGAAATGAGATCATCGTAGTCACGAGTGAACCTATCCTTCCAGCTAGTACCTTGATCAGTAATAGCTTCACTTAAGATGCGCTCAACATCTTGGTCTGAATATCGAGTCGTGTCCGCAAGTTCAGCGTAGATAAGCTCCTTAGCCTTAGCACGTCCAACTGGAGTTCGACCATCCTCTGCATAGCTGCGAGAGATGGCACGGAAGGCTTCAGAAAGAGATTCTCCATTCTTAGAACGGTTTAGGTTCTCTAGTGAGTCATCCCTCATCATTGAGGACTTAGCCACAATGTCAGACTTACGAGCATCCTCAATCAATGCGTTGTAAGCACCACGCATCTTCATCAGGCCTGGAGCCATGAAGTCAGCCTTAAGACCGAACAATCCGTTCTGTTTGAGGAACTCACCGAACAGCTCAGGCATCGCTGCAGTACGTTCAGGAGCAGTAGTAATGCCTCGATCATCGAGTTGACCACGAGCCCACCCACTGAACTCTGATGTGGCCATCTCCATGTAGGCCTTCAGACGACCGTAGTCGCGTGCCTTATTACCAGTAAGGAGGTTAGTGATGACATAAGGATCACCACCACGAGCCTGGAACCCCTCAGCTACTTGCTCGGTAGCTTCACCTGTCTGCTTTAGGAGTGTCTCTGCATTCTCTGCAGCTTGCAAGCGCTCCATAGGGAGGCCACCAGCAGCAGCCTCCATGTAGCCAGCAAGCATGTCATTTTCATCCTTGGCTGCCTTGTATTCGGTAAGAGCCTTGGAGATAGTGGAACTAAAGCCAGAAAGCTTTTCAAATACCTGAGAGGCATTCTGGCCTTCTTGAAGTGCGCTTTGGATGGATGTTTGTGCGTTCTTCTCAATCGCACGTTGACGATTGTCTTGGAGCTTTACTTTACGTTGATAATCACGATCACGGTCTTGCTGCTCAATGTTGAGCTTACGTTCAAGGCCTGAGGCGTATTCGTCACGAACCTGTTTAATGGCTCTCCGATGCTCCTCCATACCACGTATGTTACGGGAAGCTTGCTCTTGCATTCTATCGAGAATGCCGTAGGGAGCTTTGACAGGATCGAAACCAACACTGCGGGCGTACCCACGATAGTTAATTTGATCCATTTACTTAGAATGTTCCAGAGAGAGAATTGAAGGCACGTTGTCCGTATTCACCACCCAAACCTGATAAGTCAAGACTGCCAACGCCGGACTTACCGCTAGAACTACCAAATGCTGCCCCAGCAATGCCAGTGATCGCATCACCAGCTGCACCAAGCCAAGAGCCCATAGACGATGCAGCAGCACCTTTAATAGGCTTAGGACCGAAATCAAACTTCCTAGGCTGACGTGGCTTAAGGAACTCAGCGCGTGGTGTAGTAAGTGGTTGTGGAGGTGCAGGAGCACGCTCAGGACGGAGCATACGGTTAGCTTCCGCTGCCAGGTCAGCACCGAACTTATCGGTTGCAATCTTGCGAAGAGCAGCCTCAGTATCTGCACGAGCACTAATAAGTGATTCAGCGAGGATGGCTTGATTACGACCAAGAGAAGCCAATACAGCCTGCTCAGCCTTTTGAGCACTTCTACCTTGCTGGTTCATAACCGCTGGAGCACCTTCAGCTTGAACTGCCTTAATAACAATGTCTTGGTTCTGGAAGGCCATTTCATTGGTGGCGTCCTGAAGCTTGCGGTGTTCAGCTTCATTAGCAGCAGCCATTGCCATCCTGTTGAAGGTAAGCTGCTGACCATAGAGTTGCTCTGACTTGCGGTATTGCCGCATTGCCTGAGCATGTTCATAGTTTTGGATTTTAAGGGAATACTGCCAATCCTGAAGATTAGTAGCGTCTTTCCAGGCACCTAGTGTCTCTTCATTCTGCTGCTGGAGACGCCACTGCTTTACGTCTTGCCTGTAGTCAGCTTTGATTCGCTGCTTACCGTACTTCCAGGATTGCAGATTATACTTGTACTCAAGAGCCCGTTGTTCATTGAGAGCGTCAGCTTGAGACTGGCCAGAAATACCGCCGAGTACTCCCTGCAGAATAGGCAGTCCTATACCAAGAATAGTTTCAAGAGCCATATCTACGCCTTCCTATAGAAGCCAGGTGAGTACTGTCCTTCCCATTGCATAGCAACAAGGCTAACAGGGAATGGGTTATTAGAGATTACTTTCATTGTGTAGTTATCAGGCCTTTGGTAGACAGGTACTTTATAGATAAAGTAGTCTCGGAATGGCGAGGTATCTGCTGGGTAGACATCAGCAATTTGAACACCAGAAACATCTGTCCACTCTGTCCTAGTATTATCCTTAAGGTTAAAGTTAAGAGCTCCACCAAGTCCTGTGTAGAACTTCATACGGGCAGTAGTTGTGCAACCAGTGAAGTCATAGCCCTGTTCACCAACGGAGTAGTTATACCGTGGGAGAGTCAGTTCTAACTGATATTGATATCCAACATAGATATAGTTACCAGTCACATCCCCAGGGATCTCAAAGTAATCACCACCACCATCAGTTTGGACCGTGATGACATTGGATAATCCAGAGTCTGTCAGGTTCAATGGGTTGACCTTTAGAAGGCCCACAACATACTGAATTGTTTTGGTAGCATCGTAATGAGATGGAAGGTAGACTTTGGTAAAGCCGTCAGCGAACGTTGGGGTAGAAGTAATTTCGAGCCATGAGTCAAGGTATGGATCGACCTTGTTACCAAAGTAGTTAGTAAGACCACCTGTAGTCGGAGAGAGGACAAGCTTATGCGCTAGTACAATGTAACCGTTAGGTCCAGATGTAATAGCGAACAATGTGTCTTGTTGGATGTCAATGTGGATTACATTGGAAGGTAGCTCCCACTTAAACCAGGAAGCCATCTTTCTCTCATTACCTTCTTCAAAGTAACGGAAGAAATACACATCATTAAGGGTTCGACCATACGCAACCCATAATCCATTCTGAGCACTACCAAGTGTTCCAGATATACTATTTGGGATCCACTCAGGTACCACCTTGCTGGACTCCATAACTGTAGGAGCTTCACGCTGACCTCTAGTGAAGATCTCAAAAGCACGAGACCAGCTCTGGTTGCGTCCTACAAACATTACTGTTGAACCGAGATCAACAGGCTTGATATATGTATCCGACTCATAATTAGAGATAGTCCTAATGGACACAGACGTTGGCGTCCATGCACCATCTGCTGCTTCCATCAAGAACTGTTGATTAGAACTGAACAGGAGTAGGCCCTGAGAAGTTGGTACAACGTGTGTGACTAGAGCTGGTTTGATACTGGCGCAGCTTAGGTCAATTGGATCTGCTGCTACCTGGGTTGTTGCTGTCTTATGGTAGAAGTTGTAGTAGTCGCCAGCTTGCGACATAGACACATTATCTACAGTCAGGAAGCCAAGACGGTTATTGAATAGGAAGATGTCCTCAATCGGATTACCAACAAAACTGGGGTGACTATTACTATCTTCGTCGCCAACAAGACGCTCTTCCCATGAAAGAGCTAAGTTATTAACAGTGGCAGTACCGTCAAGGGGAGCGACCTGGAAGGTGCCATTAGCCAGACGAATTAAGACAACAGGCATAGTCGCTGGATCAAGACCAGGACTTACGGATGGAGAACGTGTCTCCTCCCAATAGCCCTTACCTGAAGTACCATTTTCTGCAATAAAGCGAAGATAATAGTCGTCTTTATCAGCTGAGCTATTAGCGATCTTAACAACTTGATTGTTGTACGCTTGCTCAGGAAGTCGATTAAACGTGTCTACAGAATCCTGGAAGACACGTAGGTATTTACCATCTGGCCCAGCCACAGCCAACACATCAATGTCGGTTGTGTGGGTAATGTAGATTGTGTTGTCGATCTTATACTTAGTTACACCACCTCCAATAGCATTGAAGATGCCATCAACGATCTCCGACAACTTAAGTGGCAGGACTTGAGGAGGTGGGCTTCCGGTTACGTAGTTAGTTCTGCTGGTGAATGTATACGCAGTGCCGTTGATGGTCACTTTATACTCAGTGTCATACTCAGCAGTTAACACAGAAATTGTTGCCTGCCTCTTTGCATTCCAAGCAGGAACAGGAAGAGCTTGAACAGTCTTTTCAGTGTTCAGCAGATATGTAAAGTCGTTGAGTGTGATGTGCTTGAGATTACGCCAGTCAGTTGCTGTCAGGTAGGAGCGAGTGCCAACAGTATCAACTACAGTCTGCTCAACACCTGTCGTGAGATCCCATACTCTGACAATACCTGTGGTCTTCTGAATGGAAACAATATAAGCGGTGGTATCGTCTCGAAAGACAGTGAACCAAGCATCTTGGTCCTTCGATTGGGCTGTTGTAATACCAGCTAATTGAGAAATATACTTCCCACCTGGGCGTTTAATGAGGCCTAGCGTCACGTCTGGATAACAGTTCAAAGCATCCTTCACCTGACCTGGGAAGAGCTTCTCATCTGCCTGTTGGGATACGCCTCCTAGGAAGTTAGGAATCCTTTGGGATACTGCTGTCATCGTGCCAATGCTTTGAAGGGTTGATAGCTGCTATAGAACTCTTCTCCTTTCTTGAATCCAAACATGGTGTAATCACCTTCGTTGCAATCGTATTCAAGACAAATGGAGCGACGCCAGCCTTCAAAGGCCGACAGTGTTTGTGCAAGATTTACATCACCAACTAAACGCACAGCTGCCCTAGATGCAGCACGTGCAGTGATGTAGTCCCTAAAGGGTTGCGGTAGGTCATCAAAGTCGAAATACCAGAGAATATCAACCTTGTACTCTTTATTAGGAGTCCAGTTGAAAGTATGATTGATACGGTCGTAAAGCTTGCCCTGCCTTACAACGGTGTCAAAGGTTGCATTCTCGTAGATGTTACTAAGGTCAACTGATAGAGCATTAGGGGGGATGTTGATTAACCCTGCATTATCAGCAACCAGTGGGTATTCGTACTCTTTATTGTAAGACCAACCTTCAGCCTGTACCTCTCTGCTAATGTCCATTAGGGTGGTGAAAGCAAAAGCAACTTCAGGGTTGGTTTGATCGAGCACAGTAACTGGAGCCTGTCCTACTGACCCCAGGATTTCATTAACAGCAGCTAGTTGTGTGGTCGTATAAGTAGGAGAGGTCATAGTAATAGTGTTATATGACTAGGTATAAAAAAGGGGACCCCGAAGGATCCCCAGTTGAATCAGACGTTAGCGATGTTGCACTCAACGCCAGGATATGCAGTGCGCAGACCCTTGGTGGTCGAAGCCACAGCAGAGTCAGCGACAGCACTGCCATAACCCTTGCGGGTCTTGGCAACAGAGATACGAACAGCGTCGGTCGTGCAGACGCCGTTGTTCCCCTTAGCAACAGAGACAGCCATTGTTAGTTACCTCAGTTATCAGGAACGAGCGGACTGCAGCTCAATAGCAGCAGCAGGATTAAGGGTTCCGCAACCCATAGCAAGACGACCCACGATCAGGTCACCTTGGTACATCACAGACACATCACCAGAGGTAGTCTGCACGGAGGGAGCAATAGCTTCCACAACACCAGCAGCATCCTTTTGATAGATCAGACCGCAGTGAGTAGTGAAGTTGCCAGAGTAATCATTGTTCTCACCAGCAACAGCAGCCACGTTACCAGCCAGGAAAGGCAGGTTATTGGAGCGCTTAATGCTGATACCAGCGATTTCATAGAGACCTTCGCCGGAAGTCAGATTACCCTGATTGTTACCGTAGTCACGGTTCAGGATATTGCTGTCGACCTGGCTCACTAGAGCGTAGTACTGACGAGGAGACAGCACAGCGGTACGGCCAGTCTTAGGCAGGTTCTTCTCATCCATGATGGAAGCAGCCTCAAAGAAGGCATCCACCAGAGACTGAGCGTCATACTCCTTCTGCACACCCAGTTGAATCACGCTACCGCCGGGCTCAGGACCAGGAGCAGCAGTAATCGGGTGAGCTTCACGAGCAGCCTTAGCGATCTGACGGAAGATCTTCTTGTCATAAGCTTCAGCCAGAGCGTGACCGATTTTCTTAGCGATCTCGGAACGCAGGCTGTAGTGAGCAAGGGTCTCATCCAGGTCATAGACGAATGCCGAGCTGATCAGCAGGTCGTCACAGACGATGGTCTTCTCTGCCACCGGGGGATCACCGCTACCCAGGATAGGAGTACCAGGGGTATGGTAACCAGCCTGCATACGGCCAGTGAAGATGAATTGCATTGCTTTGCCGTTCTTAAGAGTACGGCTCTGCACAGTGCCTTTAGCGATAGTCGAAGACTCATAAGCTTTGAACATCTCACCCGAAAACAGTTTCAGGTAGGTTGCATACTTAGAGTCGTAGGCGCCGGTATTAACCTTGTTAATAGCACCTACAAGAGTTTGAGTAGTGTTAGCCACAATAGAAAAGAGAGAGTTGTTTACGTTCTCCCTAAGCGCTTAGAGAATCACATGAATAGACATGTGTTCAAAGAAATCAAAATTGCTGTCTGTCTCTCCAGACCGTCATGACTAAAGGGTATCGGTCGTAACCGGCCAATAGTCAATAGTGAAGGGAGGGATCGCACCTCCCCAAGCCGCACTAGCGGTTCACAGTTTTAGTGTATTTGACACCACGATAGGTGTATGTAACTTGGATAGACATACTGAATACCGTATAAGCTCATGCGCGTTCCAGCCTTGAGCAACCCGTCTCCGAAGAGATGAACGTACGGTATATCTAGCCAATCGCAGGTGCAGTATGTGCAGCCAGATCAAGAGGGAAGTTATGAGCATTACGCTCATGCATTACTTCAAAGCCAAGGTTAGCGCGATTGAGAACGTCAGCCCAAGTATTAATGACACGACCATTGTTGTCGAGTAGTGATTGGTTAAAGTTGAAACCGTTCAGATTAAAAGCCATGGTAGACACACCAAGAGCAGCAAACCAGATACCAACAACAGGCCAAGCAGCCAAGAAAAAGTGAAGGCTGCGAGAGTTATTAAAGGATGCGTATTGGAAGATAAGTCGTCCAAAGTAACCATGCGCTGCAACAATGTTGTAAGTCTCTTCCTCTTGCCCAAACTTGTAACCATAGTTTTGACTTTCTTGTTCAGTAGTCTCACGCACAAGCGAGGACGTAACGAGCGAACCGTGCATTGCACTGAATAGTGAACCACCGAAAACCCCAGCGACACCCAACATATGGAAGGGGTGCATGAGAATGTTATGTTCGGCTTGG